CATAAACAAAAGCTAGGTAACAACGCAAACACACTTGCAATAGCAAGCGGCGCTTTTATAGTGTCAATAGGTATAACTATTAAAATATAAGTTATGTGTGATGGATGTCCGGGCGGAATATGCCCATGGTGTTAAAATAAAAAGGGGACCTCGTTTGAGATCCCCTTTTTTGGTTACAGGAACTTTGGGTATGGTGCCCATTTCTTATTGTTCCTTATTAATTAGTAATTAAACCCATAGCTGCGTTGGCTTTAGATTTTTTTCTTTTCTTCTCAGCTTTATTCTTTTCGTAAGTTTCTTTTCTTCTTCTCTTAGTTGTTTTCGCTTTTTCTTCTTCCATTTTCTCTTTTTGATCAGCGGTTTCCAACTCCCATTTGTTCCAACCTAATACCATCATTACTTTCTGCCAATTTTCCCAATCATCATTCAATACTTGATTAACGTTGTCAGCTTTACGCATTAATCTATCTAATGGTATGTTTGTAGCCCCAGAAATCCAAGAAGCTGCAGATTGGTAATTAGGATTATCTAAACTAAACTTCCAACCCATCTCCTCTGCTGTTCTCTGGTTATAATCTAAAGTCTTACCTGCTTGCTGCAGTCTTTTTATTTTAGCTTGAACAGGAGGTGCAATTCCAAGCAGCTCTATCCAAGCATCTCTATATTGAGGTCTATCTTTCTTACTTTGTTCGTGCATCTCTGCACCAAAGTTCTTTAATACGGATATCAAAGCTCCACCATATCCACTACCTCTTAAAATTGAATCTAACATACCATTACCAACCTCGTAATATCTATCTTTATTCTCATCACTATCTAAATCTCCTTCCATGGCAAATAAAGCTCTTTGTAAAGCGTTAAATATAAGGTTTTGAACACCCAAGTAATAAACTATTCTAGACGTGTGGCTTTTCCAATCACCTCTACCTTTTATCAAATCTTGAGCAGATCTCTTTATTAACCTGTTATATTGCATTGGTGTATTAGCGAATGCTAATATTATCCTACCCCATTTATCTGCTTGCTGCATACTAATCTTATCTGTTCTAGCAGATTGTTGTGATTCTTCCGTTAGTTCTCTAAAATCTTCAAAAGCCTTCTTTTCTGCTTCCGCCTTATCGAAACCTTGCTTCTCATAAGTTTTAACTCTATTCCTATAGAATGGAGCACCACCAAAAGCTATAGCAAAAGCATCACCAGCTTTAGTAAGGGAAAACCCAGATTGAAGTAGTAAATTCAAAACGCCTCTATAACCCTTTTTCTTAGCCGCGTCGGCTATCTCAGATTCGCTAACGTTTATCTTTAAGCCGCTTCTCCTATCTTTCATGAAATCTGACTTCATTAAGTATAAGAAGTCTTTAGCGAATTGAGGCGCGTTAGCATAAGCTTTACCAACGTTGTATAAGTTGTTATCTGACCAGTTTATGTAATTAGCTGTGGATATAGTCTGTAGTATAGCTGATCTAGTGTTAAAGAACATCGTTACACCAACTGATCCATTAATGTAGTTCATTGCCATATCTTCAAATCTAGAGCTTTTCTCTGGTCTATTAACACCTGTCTCCATTCTTCTTAAGATATCCCTTAACGATTCTACGTACTTAGGTCCATAAGCAGCTTCTAATTTTAACATGTTATCTTTACTGAACATTATATCTTTGTTTCTCTTCCATTCAGCTAGATACTTCTTTCTTTTAACTTTATTTATACCACTGTATAAATCTGAAGTCATATTTCCAGTCAGCCATAATTCCCCTGGATAGTAATAACCGTCTCCTTTATTAATATTCATTAATTGATCAGCGAATGCTTGCAGTTCAGGTTTCTCTTGCATTATCTCCCAAACGTTCTTCATTGTCTCAGCATTAACACCTTCTATTTCTATACCTTGCTTATCCCATAAATAAAGTCTAACGACATTTTCATAAGTCAAACCTGATTCAGGTATAGCTTCTTTAGTTAGATTTTTAGGAACACTTTTTAAGTTTCTTTTTAATTCCTTAAAATCAGCATTTACCTGCATTCTATCTCTAGAAACGTTATTCATAGCTCTATTAAAAGGCTTAAACAACACTTCATTCATTAACTTTAATTGAGCGTCACCAACTTTACCAGATGATATAAGAGGATATATCAAACCTTTAAAATCTTCAGTGGAGTAAGGCATGAATATCTTACCTCGACCTTTCTTCCTACCAATACTTTTAGCTAATTGATCGAAAGTTTTTTCAGCAGGTATACCAGTTTTATCCTCTATCATTTGATTCATGATCTTATTAAGATCTATTGTTTCACTAAATCTAGCTTGTTGTGTATTAGAACTTTTATCTATAACGCCTAATACGTCTCTAACTGGTTTTCTTTGTCCACTTAAATTCTTTCTAACAGGAATATCTGCAGATACTATAAGATCAGTTTCTCCCCATAAAGCGTCTTCTTTCTTACTCTTATATCCCCAATCTAACTCATTACCGAAAGTCCTAGCCATTGCTTTGTATATTCTAGTTCTCTTGTCTATAGCTGAAGAGAAATACAAACCTTTAATATTTTTATTTTTCCTAACAAAGTCCACAACCCCATTAGCTACTATACTTAAAACTTTACCACCGTCAGGTCCCATTATGCCTGTCATGTCAACCCTAGGTTTACCCTCAGCGTCAATAAAAGCAAAATCTAAAACATAATAATCACCTTTTAGTTCCGTTATGTCATCTCTACCTGAAATATGATTTACATGCGCCAACGACTCACTTTCAAACATTCTACCCATGCTTATTGTGAATTTATTGTCTTTAATATTAAACTCAGCTTTATACCCAATAGAAGGCTCCTTCTCCCATTCAGGACCAGGTTTTTCAGTTTTCTTCCACTCTAAGTCCATTTTAGTTTCCATACTGAATCTAGAAGTAGGTTTTAAGTTCTTATCTAAAGGTACTATTTGATTTTCTAAACTCGTTTTTTTAGCAAATAAAATATCTTCAAGAAGTCCCTGCATTAACCTCTCGCGTTTCATTGCTTTTTTTCCTACCAATTTAACTTCTTTACCTACTACTATCTTATCCTCAACCTTCATAGGTTTATTATCGTTGAATCTATCAAAAGCCCAATCTTTAAAGTTCTTGTCTTTTAATCCTTCAACCTCTAATATCGCACCCCAACTTTTTTTAACACCTTCTTTTTCAACTTTAACTTTATCCCATATTGTTTTAGCTAATAAAACATTACGAGCATTACCAATACTACCACCATGAGTATCATTCCAATACCAACCAACTGACTCTGTTAAATTTGTGTCTTTCGCGAGTGATGATGCAAGTACTTTTCGCATAAATATATCGTATTCAGTTAGGAATTTACGACCATTTAGCTCTCTATATATAACTCCATCTTTATTAAATTTAACCTTATAATTATTCTTCTTGATAGTAACTCCTGAAGCTCCAAAAGACTTACTTAATTCATAAATATTGTTAACTTTCCCCTCTTTTTCTTCTACAACACTTTTAGTATCACGCCATATATTATTGTCATTCTCAACTGATCTTTTTATTTCATAAGTTGTTGTTTTTTTAACATCCCCTCTAAATTGTACTAGATCTTGATATTTAACTCGGTTCCCATGCATGTTATATCCTTGAACATTTTTCCGTTCTACCATATTACCTTTATCCCAAATTTCAAAAGCTTCTGTTGGAAAAGCATCATAGTATATATCCATAGGCGCTTGCTTTATTTCCTCAAGAGTGTAGTGTTCACCTTTTTTAGGTATTTTTTCGTACTTTCTATCTCTCGATACCACTGCACCTCCTTCTTCTAAAAACGAAAGAAGATCTAAATATGCATTTTCTTCTAAATAAAGTTGGTGTTGTTTACCATCTTTTTTACCATTAACTTTTCTCTCTGTTGATATAACAAGATTCTTTCCAAGCGCTTGGTGAAGTACTGGAGGTAGTCCTTTAGTAATAGTAGCATCGCTAACATTTTCACCGTCTTTATTTTTATACGTTGATATAACTTCTTTATTTCCCTTTTCTTTAACACCTGTTTCTGGATCTATTCTGTAAATAAACCTTGTTTTGGTTTTAACTTCATCACCCTGTGCATTCTTTGATTTCTCAGTTTTTTCCACTGAACCTCTAACTTCTATTTCATAACTAGGTCTATCCAGTTTATCCCACCATTGCTTAGCGTCTCCATCCCTAAAAGCAACTAACTTGCCATCTTTAAAAGCTATTTGCTTTTCTTCACCATAATTCTCCCAATGCTCCCAAGCTTGCTCACCCATTGTTTTTTTACCGCTAGCGTCATAAGGTCCAGTTCTCGCAGCTAAACACCAGGGATTTGATTTTTTACCCCAATGTGTATCGATTATAGATCTAACTTGCTGTTGAGCTTCCCTTGTATTGGCAACATCGTAAATAGTTATACCATATTCGAGACTTCGCTTATTGGATAAAGCGCTCATGGTACTTGGATTTATTCTTTTACCTTTAACTTCTCCTGCAAATTTCTCTATTATTTCATTAGGATTACTAAACGAGAAAGGATCAATCTTTTTAGCACTAGCTAATCTTTCAGCTTCTACAACTTTATAACCATCCTCTGGTAATATTAAAAAACCTTTAGATAGATAATGTAAAGCTAGTTTTTCGAATTTTGTTTTCTTATTTTCTGGCACGCCAGGACTGTCTACAAACTCAAAAACTTTATTAACTTGCTCTGGTATTTGACCTTTTAGATCAGGTCTTCTTTTCTCCAGCATTTTCTCATATTCAACTCTATGACTTTTAGAAAACCTAACATTTGAATAACCGTCAGAACTAGCTTCGTTATCTATGTCACGCATTGAATTAGCTTCTATTGCGTCTACTTGTTTTTTGTTAAGCGGTTCACTTTTAACCTTTCCTTGAGGTAAAGCTACTTGAGTCCTAGTCTTTAGCCCTTGGATTTGATCTAAAGCATCCTGCACTGCTTCAACATTTTTAATGTGATCATCAGCAAAATAGAAATCATTATAACCTTCAGCGGCTTTCTCTATAACCCACTTTGATTTAGCGAACGGAGAGCTGTCACCTAAACCTGTTATATTTTCTAATGGTATATTCAATCCAGCGTTATTTAAAAACTCATGAATAGCTTTAGCAGCTTCTGGAGATCTAGCTGTTAGTATAAATATATCTTTAGCACCTCTTTTATTTTGTATAGCTTCAGCAATTTCAAATAACGGACCTTTTTTACCATCTACAACTTTGTTAAATTCAGAGAAGTCTAACACGGCACCCTCAGCAACCATCTTACTACCTTTCTTAGCAAACTCTTCAGCTGTAAGTTTACCCTTAGTACCATCTGGTAATGTGTATAGCACGTTACTTTTTGTCTTGGCTAAAGTGTCATCAAAATCAAACACTCTTATTTTTTTAACAGGAGAATTAGGATTTCTAGCGATGTCTAAAGCAGCGTCCATAGTTGCAGCTAAACTTAACACCTCTTCATTAGTGGCGCTTTTACTAACTCTAACCACGTTGCTCTTATTAGTTTCTTTTACGTTCTTTTTAGCGGCTTGAGCTTCTTTCTTCACAATACCTCTCTTGTAGGTTTCAGCTATAACATATTCTTGTATCTCCTTCTTCCTTTGCGTTTCGTTTTTAGCTTTACTACCAACAACATACAAATCTTTCAATCCTTCAATAGCGTATAGTCTTAAGGAACCGATGTCACTAGTTTGACCAAATCTAGGATCTATTATCATTCTAGCTGTTTCTCTACTTACAAAAGCTGAAGAATTATCACTAATAACATCTCGCACTGATTTTTGTATATTTTCCCAACTCATATTATCTGCTAATCCTCTGGAGAATACGTCAAATAATCTACTAACAGTATTAGAGAATGCCATGACATGCTCATTATAAGAATCTTTTGACCAATCCTTACTTATCTCCATGAAATCTAAAGATGATAAAGACTTTAAACCAGTTTGAAGCTCAATTTGAACCTTCATAAACTCAACCCAACCTAACCAATTCTTTTCAAAATCTGCTTTTTTAGAATTAAGTAAAAGCTCATAATGAGAGTTTAATATATCTGCAAATAGTTTTTTATTAGCATTATTAGCTTTAAGTATATCTGCAGTATAATTATCTAATTCTATTCTTCTTTGCTCAACAGATACATGTTTATTTCTAATTTTATTATAAACTCTACCAAACCCAGTACCAGTGTCATACATCATAACATCACCAATATGATTAAAATCACCTTCAGTTTTTTTGAATTCTCTCTTGGGAAATTCTTTATGTAAATCATAAAACTCACCCGAAACAGCTTTACTATCTTTGTTGACAATAGGAGTTCTAGCGTTTTTGTGAGCTTCAGCGTACTTTTTAAAATTATTTAATAAATCTTCGTAATTTTTCTTAACAAGGCTTATAGGATCACCTCTTTGTGCGCTTCCTTTAACTTTGTTCCTCACGATTGAGTATTTCCTGCTTTTATCACCTGTTGTAAATTTCTTATTCGCTTCCATTTTTCCAAAAACAGTATTCTTGTTTCTAGCTGCCCAACTTTTGTACTTTGCTATAGAAGCTTTCGTTCTAGCGTTGCCAATGGTAGCATCTTTTGGAATTTCCTCACCAATCAACTCTTCCATTACTTTATCTAAACTATCCCATGCTTCTTTAAATACTTTGATATCAGTGGCCCAAGACATTTCACCGGTATTTGAATATTCACTTAAATAGGTTCCTTGCAAGTCTTTATAACCTTCTAAAGCACCTAAAGCTTTATCTAAAGCTGATTGTAACTTATTACTTTGTTTTTTAGTTATTAATCCTTCTTTTAAAAGAGTTTTAGCTATGTTTATTCTACTCGCTTTATCTCCTCTTTTTTCCGCCTCTTTCTTACCTCTTGCGGTGCCTTCCGTAAATGGAGAATTTTTTAAATTCTTTTTAGCGGTTTCAACTTTTCCTCTGTGCTTTATAACGTTAGGGTCATTTTTTTTGCTTACATGCTTTTCAGCTCTGCGATCTAAACCGCGCTTAGATGAATATGTATAAGCGCCAATCATTGAGTCAAAACCTTGCTGAGTTATACCTTTTGCATTAGTGCTTCTATCTTTATTTCTTTTAACACTTTCTTCCAATCCTCTAATTAAACCTTCAGGTACATAAGATGATAACTTATCCACAAACCCCGCAGTAAGTTCGATTGCTTCTTTAGGCGCGCGACTTGTTAAAGTGCTAGCTAACAACTTACCTTGAGCTGTTTCAGAACCAACTTTTTTCAAAATAGTTTTTGTCTTACTTGCCAACCCACTGTTATCAGGACCTTCAAATATACCAGAATTGTAATCATTTAAATACTCTACTACACCTTGGTGATCGTCTTTTATCTTCTGCTTCGCTTCGTCATAAGAGTATCTGTTTTCAACTATTTCATTGAGAACAACGTCTAAAGTTTCCGTTAATTTAAGATTTCTATCAAATACATCTCCAAATGACTCCATCGCAATACCTTCAAATGCTTCAACTGGATAACCTAACACCTCATTCACCGTGTTCATAAACCTAAGATTTGGATCTCTTAATAAAGCTTTAGAAACTATATCTATTTCATTACCAACTACACCTTCCGGTCTTTCAGATATTAAATCTTGAAAATCTTTACTTCTAAAAACCTCCATTGCAGCATCAAAAGCAAGCTCAGTGGATATAACATTAGCTAATCCTCTTGCTCTTTCATTTAGGTTAGATCTTTTTGGTTTTAGAAAGTAATCTAAAACTTCTTGCTTAAGAACTTCCTCACCATCTCTTATTTCAGTTAATTCACTTAGTTCTAATTTCCTCCAAACTACATTACCAGCGTGTATGTCGCTAACTTTTTGTTTTACACCTTCTTCAGCGGTCATTCTTTCAGCTAATCTCTCTACAAATTCAAATTCTGGTTCACCTTTACCTTTCTTGTATTTTTCATTCAAGGTTGTTATAGAAAGCTTGTCGTATATAGTTTTAAAGTTTTCATTTAAGAATTTTTCATAAGCTTCAATGTTTTTAACTATCGACAATCCCTTAAATTGACCCTCAGCATCAAACGTTTCTATAGCTCCGAATAATTCTTTTCTAACAAAATCCAAATATGAAGTTTCAAATTTCTTTTGAATAGACTGTTTGAATTCTTTTATCTCTTTGTTAAATATTTTTATTTGACTAGACATAACTTTAGCTCTCTGAGCAGGCGTTAAATCTTGACCTGTTTTACCAGACTTTAAAAGTTCTATCCTATGTAACGCTTCACTAGCTTTTTTGATATTTATATTAGTAAAGGCAGTGGATTCACCTTTTAGTTCATCGCCAAGTAGCTTCATCTTCATATCCTTCAACACATTCTGTCTGATATCTTCTTTTAACTTGTCAGAAATGTTTAACTTCTTTCTTAAACTTTCTTCATTGAATTTATCTTTCTCAGCAACAAACTTATATTGATCTTCGTAAGTGAAATCATTAAAAAATCCTTCTTCTGATCTAGGTACGTTTTTAGTAATATCACTAATGTCCTGGTTGAATTCAAATTCTCCAGTTTGATTTTCAAAAGCTTTAAAGGTTTTAAACTTAACTACACTATTTATCCAAGCTGATAAACTTTCGTTTTCAACAACCTTGTAATCGTATAACTTGTCGTAAACTTCTTGAGGAATAGTACCTTCGATGTTAAGTAAATCTTTTGGATCAAAAAACATTTGCTTTGTCCCATACTTAGATTCTGACTCAACTATTTCTAACTTCTTTATTATATCAAATAACTTCCTATCTTCAGCACTTAAATTTTTAATTTCGCCTTGTACAGCTTCTTCGTAGGTTAATTTATTTTTCTTTAGTATGTTTTCAACCCAATTACCTTTTATCCTAGCTTTTTCTTCTTTGGATATATAAGAGCTTGGATTCTTTTTAGTTTTACCTAAAAACTTATTTAATATAATATTCTCGTAATCAGTGGTGATTTCATCGTAAGTTCTTTCATTGACGGCTAGAAACTCTCTATTAAAGTTTCTAATATGAGGTAATAATTGAGCTTTAACGTCGTCAACCATAGCATCCATTACATCTTCAGATATACTAGCACCACCCTTAGCTTTCATCACCCCGTTGACCGTATTGATGATTAAACCCTTAATCATACCTTTATCTGATATATCGTCTCCGATGATCTTAGATGCAACGATATCAGCCCCCGTGAGACCTCTTTTTACGTCAACATGCCAATCTTCAAGATATTCACTGGCTAAATCATCTATAGTGGCAGATTTTCTTTCAACAGCTACCTTTTCTTTCTTTTTAAGTTCCCTTATTAATTTTTTAGCATCATTCAATTGCTTATTAGCGTCGCTAATATCTTCAGCATGCTTTTCTTTTAAACTTTTTGTTTGAAATTGGCTTACGTATTCTAATGCATTTTCACGAATTCTATTTAATTCTCTTATTTTATCTTCTTTAGATTTAAAATTCTTATTAAATTCCTTCTTATTAGATAAAGAAGATTTAGGTCTATCTTTTAACTTTACTTTCTTTCCAGTGACATCGGTTTTAGTGATATTCTTTAAAAACCATTCGTAAGCACTTTGTTGATTTGGAAAAGTTTCTTCTGTTAATAGCTTCCATTTACCATCTTTGGATTTTTTCTGTAAATTCTGTTTATCTTTTTTACCACCTATTTTATAACTATTACCCTTAGCGTCAACAATTCCTTTTGTTAAAGCAGCTTTAGCATTCTTAGGACTTTTTTCACCTTTGTTATTGTAAACTTTACCATCTTTTATGTCTTCAAAAGTTACTTCTTTTACTTCTTTAACTTTTGGTTGTGATTCACCTTTAACTTTAACATTTTCTCCTCCACCTTCTATATATGCTTTAGTTTTAGCTTCATATAGCTCAACTCTTCCCTCTAATTGATCAGCTTTAACTTTTTCTCTACTTTTAACACCGCCTTTCGTTCTTACGCCATCACTTGACTGTTCATCTTTAACAACATCTTCAGTTAATTCTTCTACGCCTTTAGTTACATCTTCAGGCGTCTTCTCTGCGGAAGTTTCAGTTTTATCTATGTGTACTTTCTTTTTTACTTCTTTAGTAGCAAAATCTTTTATGAAATCATAAGCTTGCTTTCCAGTTGGTACTTCAGCATTTATAAAAGGAGTTTTCTTCACAAATACATTAGCTAACTTCTTAAATAAATTAGAATTGTTCTCAAATTTTATCCTTCCGTCAATTATAGCATCATTAAAAGCGTTAAACCATTCTACGTTGTTATATTTAAGAGGATCTAAACCTTGAGACATCAACTTTAATTGAACCTCTCTTAGTTGCTCCCAGCTTAATTCTTTTCTGAATTCATCAACTATTTTTTCTATATGGTCGTCTTGTTCTTTTAACTTATCCCTATACTCCTGTTGTTCTTCTTTAGTAGCTTTTTCACTGTTCTTATGTCTGTTATCTTCTAACCACTTATCAACTTTTGGATCTCTAATAACTGGCTCCATTAGTTTGTGCAGCGCTTCATGCATAGCTACTGATATATTATTTACATCTCTTGCTTTTTGTAAATCTATATATATTTTACCATTACTATGTTCGTAAATACCTTCAGGCATACCTTTCAATTCTACACCTGTATCTTTAAGGTACTCTTCTTTGAGTTGCTCGTGATTCTCCGTTATTACAAAATCATCAGGATTCTTATTGTACTCTTTAGCTAGTATTTCTTGAGCTCTAATAATTTCCTCTTGTCTACGTTGTTCTAAAAATTCTTGATTTTCTTCAACTAACTCTAATCTTCTCTCTTCTATTTGCTTAATTCTAATCTTAGCACCATGCAACTCCATTGCCCTGGACGCTTGTTGCTTATTTTTGTTTATTTTACTTATTTTAGCAATTAGAGATTCTTGCTCTTGAGCTAAATCAAAAAATTCTTTACGTTGCTTCGTGCCTCTCTTAAAACCACTGTAATCGGCAGAGTGAGATAAGATTGAATATTCGTTTTTTATCCTATCTATCTGAGAGTCTATCATTCCAGTTTCTTCACCAACAACATCACCTCTAGCTACTAGTTTTAATATTCCATCTGGACATTTAGCTATAAAATCTATTTGCTCTTGAGTTAACTGCAGCTCGCCTGTTTCTGACTGTTTGGAAATAACATTTATAACTTCAGCAGCTTTTCTCTGGTATTCGTTATAGGTATTTTTAGAATCTTTGTTTTGTTTTATTATCTCTTGAAGAGCTTGCTGTTCTTTCAGCTTACTTAGTGTTAAAAAGTCGTTATCTAACTCTTTTAATTTTTTAGAAAGTTCCGTGGGTTTACCATCAGCGCCAATAAAAGGAGCTTTATTTTTTGGATCGAATTGCCCTTCGTATTTTGGATCTTCATAGATTTCATTCTTAGCTTCATTGTATTTTTTCTCTAGCATCTCATTAGTCCACCATCCTAATCTAATATTATATTTTTTAGCAACTTTTTTAGCTCCTTTAGAGCCAATGTGACCACCTAGTTCATTCTCTAGTTTACCATAAAACTCTCTAATTCCAGCAGGAGCATTCATTATGTGTGATCCATATCCACTTAAAAGCATCTGCGTAAACAAGATGCCAGCTTTCTCCCAATCTGTTATATGCTTATATGTTTCAGCATCTAAATTACCCTGAACAACAGCAGCATCAAATAACTCAACAGCTGTAGCTGTGGCGGTGGCACCAGCAGAGTGAATAATTCGCCTCCCAAGTGGTTTCAGTGGTATCAATCCTTTAGCTTCACCTTTCATTATAGGTGCGAATATTTTAGTATTCATTAAATACTTCATCTGAGGATTCATAAAACCAAATCCAGCAGCGATACTCCTAGGCATCCCTTCTCCACCAGTGGCTTTATCTACTTCATTAAAAATCTCCATTGCTCCAACTTCAACACCTACGTTAGCCATCGTCTCAGCACCCCATGATAAAAACTTTGACTCAGATATAGAAACAGCTTGAGCGGCAGCTTGAGCTCCTCTGGCCTTACTAGATTCTAAGGCAACTTTCGTGAAAGCTCTACCCATAACAGTAGCTTCTCCACCGAATAATCTTGCTCCAAATCCAGCAACTGGTCGTTTTGCTAAAGCTACAACTCCGACCATAAACATAAATTCAGGCATTCCACCCCATATCTGGTCTATTACTTCATCTTCAGCTCTATCTTTTAGATTCTCCGGTACATTCCTACTCAAATCTTCCATAACTCCTTCAAACCTCTTAGCTATTTTATTAGAAGTTTCAACGCCTGTTCCACCTGCCACTCTATCTAGCACAGCTTCACCCATAGCATCAACCCAACGGGCCGGGTTACGCCAATCGAGTCGTTCTACCGAAGCCGGATCGTAATTGTATTCTATCGCTTTTGTTAGGGTTAAAAATTTGGCTAATTTATCATTATACATTTTAGTAAAATCATCCCCAAATTCAGGAAGTCCAGATAGATAATAAGGTAACCTCTCACCGGGTTTACCAGGATCAGACATTCTTTTGAAGTTCTCTGTTAAACTGAGTTTACGACCAGCTTCGTTGGGATTCCATTTTATTCTTTTACTTCCATCTATTCCTTCCTCATATTTCTTCCTCTGCATTTCAACAGTTAATTGTCCTAAATTCTTTAGTTTAGAAGCATCTTCAGAGCTCATGAAATCTATCATTCTACTTGCTAATGGACCATTAGTTATAGCATCGTTCAATGCTACTATTTCGTAAAACAACTTATTCCTATCTTCTTTTAATATATCTATATCTGATTTACCATTTTTGGCATCTTGTAGTATATTATCATTTTCTTCGGATTCTGGTAAATTCTTTTTACTATAGTCGTTTAAGAATTTTTCAGTTTCTGGATCAAAAAGCATAGAACCAACTTTTTTACCTTGTCCTTCACCAACTGTAGCTTCCCATGCTATCCTGTATGTTAAAGCAGCGTTTTTAGTTTCAGGATCATCTGCGCCTTTCTTTTCTAATAACTCTTGGTATTTATTAAATTTTATTTTTAGTAACCTAAAATCTTCATTAACATATAATGATGTTGTTTTTTCTACATTTCTATTAATATCTTCTTTAGCTTCCTTTATAATCTCTTCTTCAGTTATAGTTCCAGGTAAAGCATACACACCATATCCAACTCCGCCAACTCCAACCACAATTTTACCATCTTTTTGATATTGTCTTCTTTTTTGTTTAGCTATTGCCTCTATGTCATTATTCTCCCAAACTGTAGATTCATAATCAAAATACTCCTGGCGAACTTCATTTATAGTTGACTCTGACTTTATAAAATCAGTTAGAAGTGGATTAACAACGTCTGTTTTTTTCTGCCATCTTCTAAGTGGATCATACAGTTGATATTGACCACTCTCGTAAGAAGCCTCTAACACGTTATATGGCAAATGACTTCTATCTGGATCAAAATTCTCCACTTCATCTTTATCTATAAAACCTCTCTTGTAAAGATCTAATACTTCTTCACTGACATTTGGGAACAACTCTTTTATATTTTTATCTTCCTCAGCTTTTTTACTTTTAGCGAATAGCATTTCATCAATAGCTCTAGGATCGGGTCCTTGACCATCCCACACGTATTCACCATTGATGTCTCTACTATTAACGTTTCCATTACCAGCAGCTTTCCAAGCTTCAAACTCCTCATTAACTTCTTCAATAAAGTTTGGTTCTATAGATAAACCCTCGCTCATCCTATTTACCTCCCAAGCTTCTTCGTCAACGCTAAATTCAGCTCTTTCCAACGGAGCTTTTTCTTCGGTGATTTCTTCAGGTTCATCTTCTTTTACATCATGTTTATGATAGTTATATGATTGGTCCACGTTTGGACTATTCCAATCGTACGGTGAGTTAGATATATCTACAGCTTTTGGATTTTTACGAAGAAAATAACCAATATCTACTCCAGATACATTAAACATCTTGCCATCTACTTCATACAATCTATTCTCTCTAACAGGACGATTAACTTCACCTCCGGTTTCCTCCATTATTTCAGCACCTGTAGCTACGTTATCTACAGTTTGGAACTCTGGAAACTTAGGGTTTATAATATCGTAATCATAATCATAATGCTCAGCTGTAGCTACATAGTCTTTCAAAACTTGCAAGTCTATACCTTCAAATTCAGGAAACTTCTCAGATACAATATCCCAATCGTACTTATAATTCCTAGCTGTAGCTACTAAATCCTTTAACAGTTGTTCGTCCATTTAATTATTTATTATCTTATGTTACCACCAGTTTCTTCATCACCACCACTACCACTAGTGTTAATTTTACCAATTTCTTCTAGTAACTCATCTTTAACGTTACCACTTGCGCTGTAGACCCTGTTGTTGATCGCCGCGTCTTTATCACCTTCATCCACTCTAAATATTTGATCGTCCCTCATACTTTTAATTTTCTCAATATATTCTTCTCTTGTTGATTTATACAAATCATAACCACGCTTAGCAGGTTTAGGATATTTCTTTTCATAATGTTCAAGTAATGTCTTTTTAGTTATGTAGCTAGTTTTGTCGTCGCCACTAGCTATTGTATTAGTGTTTAACCAATTAGTTACTCCATCAGGGGTAAATTTATCCCCCTCCTTCTCTATTTTATCTATTGATTTCGACCAATAATCAGCTTCTCTTTCTTTTTGAGTACTTTTACTCCCGTCTTTATTTTTTGAACCTGGAAAGCTACTTTTCGCAGTGAGCACTCTACCTGGATCTTCTTGAATTTGACCATTCGCTGGATCCATTGTCCATTTTATAAGTAATTCATTAGCTAGTTTTTTCTGAGCTTTAGATTCTTCAGTTTCAACCATTTTACCATCTTTCTCTTCATAAGCTTGATCTGTACCAGCAAACCATTTATCACCTAAATTAATCCCATTAGAAGTTAGAAGATCCTCACTGAGTTCACCTCCGTATTTATCAACTAAAAATCCAAAACCGTTTTTAAAGTCAGTATTCTCTAACACAGAAGAGAAAGTATTTGGTTTTTCTACGTTTTGTAATAAACTCGCGTTTCTCCCTGTATAGTTTTTATAAGTTCTGCTACTGGTCTCACCCTTAACACTCTCTGATACACCCTTATCATATCCTATAGATTTTTTTAGTTCATCAACTAACGGGTTGATCATTTCGTTTAAATCAGGCATTTTTTGAACCATCTCTATACCACCATAGGATTCTTTAGAAAACATACCGCCATTCAGGACAATATCATCTTCACCATCTTCTCCTTTCAATGTTAAAAATATATTACCAGTTTCATCATAGTTCATTCCGATGTTAGCACCTTGGTTATTTTTAAAATCATAGTAAATAGCCGTTAATCTATCATCCATTTCTCTTGCTGCAACATATCCTGGTTGACCTGGCTGTAACTGCATAGCTGCATCCATATCATCATAAAACGCTTTTAAAGAAGCATTTAGGTTCTTAGAGTTTTCTGGCATAGCTAATATTCTATTCATCGAAGCTTTACCGTCAGCGTATGAGATTTCCCCTCTATTAACTTTATTTGCTAATTCATAATAGTCATTACCACCACTCTCTAACATATTCCTTACTTTGTCATCAAAACCTTGCATTCCAACGTTCTTAACGTCAAACGAAGCTTTGTCATATTTAGCGTAATCTTCATTGTTTTTACCTATGATCTTTAGGTTTCTCTTTTTACGCTCTTTTGCGTTCGCCATCATAGCTGTATAGATGGATTTCATCCCCGCCTGTACACCTTTACCTATAACAGACGCGTCTGCTACTTTTATTTGACCAGGTTTTTCGTAAGTTCCCATATCTTCTTATTCTTTTTTTCCAAATTCATAACCTTCAGAACCAGCAATACCAGCACCAATAGTACCCATAGTTGAAGTTATATCCCCAATAGCACTATACGTATTCTGTTGATGCATCATTTGTTGCTGAAGATCGTTGTCCATTAACGCTTGCTCTCTATTTAATTGCTGCATTTCTCTACCTTCTTGCTGACTCCACTTCCATTGCTCGCCAGTTGCTTTCATTTTCTGAACTTCCATCGCCCCTTGTGCTCTAATCTTAGCATTATTTGCTTCTTGCTGTTCTATACTAGCTGATATACCCATTTTGCTTTTTAATGCAGCTTGAGCTAAAGCTGTAGCTCCACCTGCACCCGCGCCTGAAGCCATTAACGTATCTAATGTATTAGATAATGCAATGTCTGCTTCCTGAGCTTGAAACTCCGCTGCTTGAGTAGCCACACCGATATTAGCGTATTCATTAGACATGTTCTCAAATGGATTGATTATCTCTTGTCTATTAGCTTCTAAGTTTTTAATCTGCCTTTCATGATTCTTAGCATCACGTTCCCTCTTGTTTGATTTCTTTTTTTGATCTATAGCTACAACAGTGCTTGTAATTGCACTTGCAGCAGCTATACCTACCATTACAAATGTCATAATTTATTTATTTTTAATATATTCTTCATAATCTTCGAATGTTAAAGAAACTATCTCTGATTCTAATTTTTTTATATCTTCAGTGTTACTTGGATTTTTGTGTACATTTACAAAGATAGAATCTTCCACTGCATATATAACTCTTTTACTACCTGGTTCAGATAACACGTAACATGGCGATACGAATTCTTCAACACCATTCTCCATTGCCACTAGTAATTTCCCGGTTAATAAGAACCATACATGTAAATGATTATGTATTGCTCCTACTACAAACGAATCTTTCTTCATGTCCATTTGTCTGATGTATACACTATCAGCAAAAGTGTGCTTTAGAGGAATTGATTCGTGATGTACTATTTCTTTACCATCACCGATAAAGTTTTCACCGTCGTTTTTAGACACGACTATATCTTGTAGTTTTTTTATTTCTTCTCTTCTACTTAAAATTAAATTGTTTTCCATTATATTAATATGATGATACAGCGAAATTAGATGATACCGCGAATAATTCTTTAGCTCCACTTATATCAGTTGTTTGATCTGTTTTTAAAGTAACAGTTATATAGTAACCTTTAATACCACTCATTTGATCCCCAAAGACCACTTCCCCAATTCTCTGTACACTGTTGTTCACAATGTTAGCTACATATCTGTTTTCCTTGCGATTAAACCCAGATCTATAAATCACACCTCCATCAGTAAATTTACCTTCTTCGTAACTTTTAGTTAGTAATATTGCATCTTCATAAGATGTTGGTACTCCGTTTAAATCGTCAAACTCTTGTGGATCAGATATACCAGTAAAAGCCTCCCACCCGTTACTTCCTTCATAAGATAGAGTATTAAAATTCTTAGTTACAGAAGGATTAGGGTTAAATACTAAACTTATACTGGAGTCATTATACACGTTGTAGAATGTGTTTCTGCTTTGATTTAAATCATAATGCTTCCATAGTTTTCCATCGTAAAAACTATAATAACCACCTCTTAAACTATCTACAAATTGAGGTTTATAAGTGTAGAAACTAACCCAACCTTTAGCTCCCTCATCGTATGTTAACGTTTTATATGTGTCTTGATCTTGAGAAAAATTAGGTGAGTTTTTCTGTATAGATAAAACATATTCATCATTGTAATTATCATAACCACCAGCAATTCTATTTTTCTCGTATGTTACAAAGTAAACCTCACTTGCGGTATTTAAATAAGTAGTAGACTGAGCTGTCCATTCATTTTGAACATCTACTACAACTGTTCCTCCCGTTGCTGTTAAATCAATACAACCCTGTATTGCACTTTGTTGAATTCCACCACCAATATCATCTTCAACGTTTAAAACTTGAAACCCATCTGCAGCGTCGATAACAGCGATTGATGCACCTGGTATAGCTTGACAACAATCATCTATACCAACATCAAACAAGTCAGATGATCCAATGGCGGTGTTATCAAAAGTATATGGCCCATGTAGTATCTGTTGGTAATCATCTGATAGCTCTACGAATTCGTCTCTAAAGAAATCCCTCATACCATAATTAGATATCTCAGTAATACCATCTCTAGATAATCTTAATACTTTATTCCTATACCTGTCAACCCAGTATTTTCTATATCCAAAAATAGCGAAACTTTCTGGATTCCTACTTATACCATATTCACCTAAATACGGTACGGTCTGTCCTATCACTTGTTTCCCTGAAGTTGTTAAAGCTGTGCCTTCAGCAGAATAAACAGCGTCTTTATCTATTAGCGATTGGCTAGTTTTGTTTTCTTGTAATATAGTTAGATTTGTATTTTCAGAGTATAATTTTTGTATAGAACCATTTAATGGATCTAAACTCCTAGTTATCTCTGATCCAGACGGGAATTGATTAGTGTTATTTACACTAGTTCTAGAGTTGTATATACCAGAGTAAATAAGTGATGAATCCCTAATGTCAGCAGTTGTATCTTCTTCTTTTAAGTAAGCTCTAACTCCAAAATCTACACTAGTATTATTATAACCACCTTTAATCCTAGACTCTTCTACGTACCAAAAGTAAGGATCACCGCCTATAGGAGGCGGAACAGCGGTTGTTCTCCAAGTTCTACCAGTACCAAATGGATAAGTTGGCCAACCACTTGGGTTCCACGGTAAACCAGGCCAATCAGCCCATTCTATATTCTGATCATCATGTGTAACTTTTTTTAACCAAAAAGAGTTGTAATATTTTATTTTTAAAGAAAATGCCATTATGATATATTTACTGTTACTGTTGACGATGTAGCACTAGCGTTGCCAGCGTCTATTACTTTAAAACTTACTTTATAACTACCAGAAGGCGTCACGCTATTTGACAAAGCGACTTGCCCGTCTATTCCAGAAGGTGTTGTACTGAAATAATTAACAGGATTTCCTAAATTGTCAGTTTGAGAGTTTATAAGAAAAGATAGTTGATTAGTGTTATTAACTGGATCAGCGCTACCATTTGTTGCCTTAGGAGTTGCGTTAAATGCTATAGTTCCACCATTTATTGAACCAGTGCCTAATGTTGGGAAACTCAAATCCCACTCTGGTTTAGAGTTTAATAACTTAAATGGCCCTATTATCTTTGAACTAGCTATTTGACTAATTTCTTCTATTACTTCTATAGTAAAGTAAAATTCGTTTTCACTTAAATTAGCATTAAAAGTCAAATAATCTATTAGTTTTATTTGATAGTACCTGAAATTAGGAGTGGTTCCAGAATCTCCAACGACTAAGTCAAACTTATTTGTAACTAAATTACCAGCGCCGTCTCTAACCTCAACTAAAGACATACTTCCAGGTGAATACGTGCTAATGTCTGGCGATGGTGTTGTAGAGATGTTTACGTCATTATAAGCACCTATAACGTTATCGTTTTTAATGATTATCTCTGGTGAAGATATAGGATTAACACCCTCGTTTATATCGTCTTTAAATAAATCATTCTTCCATGTTGAACTGTAAGGAGTTATATTTCTTCTAAATAAATTAACTATTTCCGTAGTATTAATCTCTATATCAGTATTTAACTCCTCAACCAAACCACTAGTTGTAGTCTCCCAGTATATGTCTATTTGAGATTCAAATGGCTCTGTTTCATATACAGATATAGTTGGTAGCATATTACCCGCTCCGTTTGTTGCTGTTGCGCCTATAGTGATATCTTCTACAAGTAGTTTTGCAATTAATGGGTCAGTTGTATCACCATCTAACGCCCAACCTGTTAAAGTACCAGCTGTTAATCCTAAGTCAGTTAATTTTGCTATAGTAACTACATCATCTTTTTTGGTACCATTAGTTGAAAAAGGGTAAAACTGTTTGCTATTCCTTAAACCAGCTATACCTAAACCAGCTTGAGCTGAAGTATAATTGTAATTTGTTACTCTACCATACAAAGTGACGCTTGAGTTTTCTAGAGTTTCTCTAGTTACATTTTGTCTAGCTAAGGTTTCTAATTCTTCAGCTCTATTGTTCTTTATGTTAGTTAATCTACTTAAAGTTTGAGAAGCCGCTTCTTGGTTAGTTCCAATATCGCTAGCTTGAAGTGTAGCTATTTGAGTTGATAGGTTTAATACTTGAGCAACGAATTCATCTTGAGAAGGTTTTGGTTTCCTAGCGCCAGATCTAAAGAGTTTTTGTTCAGGACCAACTTCCATGAGATCCCTAGGTATTTTATTTATATTATCTCCGTGTATAACTACGTGACATGTTGGGTTTATTGCAGTTGCTGGTTCTACCAATGCTGATCCACCACCAGCGTCAAAGACATACCCATTTAATATACCAGGTAAATAAACGTTATAATATTCTTGTTCTTTCTGTTTCACAACAACCTTATAGCTAAACCAACCTAGAGGATTGTCAAATCTATGGATCCCAGGGTAATTACTTAAATTAGAAGATTCTGGTATTTTCTCAAAAAAGTCCATACTTAATACATCTCCAACCCAAGTACCTATGTCCCCAACCCCACCAAGAGCGTTAGAAAAACCACTTTCTTTGAAGTTATTAAATATAGTTGAAAAACCATCAGTTTTAGACGTTATAACGCCTGATTGCCTACCGTATATGTCAGATAAAACAATACCAACATCATACGATCTATTTTGTTTTAAAGTGTGATTAGGGTATTCTATAGCATCAGTGTTTGTCTTGTCTACAACACTAACAGTGTAGTTTAGTGAACTCGGATAAGAATGCTTGTCTTGATAGTTACCATATATGACTCTATTTCCACTGATAGATTGAGCTAAAGCTTTGACAGGTGTTTTATCTGAAGCCCTAATAATTTGACTGTTTGGTAGAGTTTTTATTGGTTTAGAACTTTTATATATATAACTTAAGTAACCAAAAGGATCAATTAGTTTAGTTGGTGACTTCGTTAAGTCTACAGCATCGATAACCGCCACTACCTTAACAGCGTTAGAGTTTGATTCTTTATATAGTATTTCTATTTCTTTAACTTTAAAGTCGTCTATAACATTAGCCCAACCTCTTAACCCTAAAGTATTAATTGGATCTATACCGTTAGTTATTTCAGGAATTTTTATACCTATTTGAGTGACTTTATTACGCATGAAAGATACCTCTGTTGATCTATAGGTTGAAGATATGTTATCTTTCTCTATTGTAGTAACGTCACTGTCTTCATCTCTTCTTATGAAATAACCATCTTCTTGCGGTATAAAGGCTATTTGACTAAATGGAGCTATTAGTGAATACTCGTTATCATCGTATTTTAATCTATAGCTAAATCTAACAAACCTATCTTCTAAGAAATCCTCATCGCCATCCCAACCAACAACTTTATGTGGGTTAGGAGTAGTTCCGTCAGGTAAGTTCTCTCTAACAGTATCAAGCATTGTGCTAGCAGTACCAGTCGTGAATTGTATAGGCAAAAACGGAGCGTATCTAGCTACAGAAATATGTTCTTCAGCAAAGTAATAACTTGGGTTAGCTATCGCTGTAGTTACATTTATCTTTCTAGGTTGGTTCCTGTTATCTGTCCAAAACAAGTGATCTTCTATAAGATCTATACCATATATTTGATGTGTTTTTGAAAAATTTAAAAATATACCATCTACAATAACAGAGCTAGTATTACTATTTAGATTATACACACCTATATAACACTTTATATGAGCTGAAGTTGAAGCGGAGGCTACTTTCAAAGTACTATTGCTTAACTTGTCAGGAGAGGTGTCAGCGTAGTTAGTTAACATTGCAAAAACACGGTTATTATCTATATCCATGTATTTACCTATTATTTCTAACCCACATTCATCCGTTAAACCGAAGTCACTAAGTAGGACATTGCCTAATACGTTTTCTAATGATCCTACATCTTCACCTTCAGATTTACTTACGTTAACATTCTGGGCATCCCTATACTCACCACTAGGTAATATTCTAGCGTCTAAGTCTTTGTTCATTTTAGACTTAAGAAAATTATTTTTAACTTCTGGCATTAGTGTTTGATTATTTTAGATTTATTCCTGAATACCTGTGCTATTTCTTCTAATTTAATACTAGACAATCTAATCTTAGCATTTCTTAAAGCGGCTCTTCTATCTTTCTTGTATCTATTTATTACATATTCAGGTATATTCATTCTAGTTGAAAGTATAGCGTGGGCAATATGCATATATATAGCCTGTTCAGCAAATTTAGGTATTTTCATATCGTCATCAACCGCTAAACCATCTGATATATACTCTAGTATAATAAGTTTACCATTAAGATCACTACTAAAAGATATTTTACCTAATCTCCTATTTATGGTGAAAGTGCCATTTATTTGAGCTTCTTCTGGTTCTAAACCATATCGCTGCCCAAATGTATAATTTATTTCTGGATATCTATAATCAGAGAAATCTGAATATAAAGAGTTGTTTTGCGCTTGCCATCTTTCTTCTGTTTCAGATTGGTTGGCTTCTGCGTTGTCACCTAAACTATCTTGAGTAGGTATACCAGCCGCGTCTTGTATCGGTAGTTCCGTAGGATTTGAAGTTACTCTAGTTGGGTATACAATATGTTTAGCTCCTACAGCGTCAACCCAAGAGCATTTAACATGATTTACGTAATCTTGTGGTATAACCACTGACAAACTAGGTGGCACTGTCAATTCCTGTGATTTAATACTCTTTAAAGTATCGTAACTAAACTCTTGTAATCCACGCTTAGCGTGAAACATCACGTCTGTTCTTTTTACATCAGGTATTAGTTTGTCTTTACCTACGTATGCTACAATAAAGTTATTAATAACGTCATGTAGAGATATGTATTCGTAACTTCCATAGTTGTTGTTTATTGCTGTTTGAGATAGTTGTATAACCACAACATCAATAGGTGCAACTGATTGAACGTCTAACGTAACCACGTTGTTGATTACACTCACTGTTCCAGTAGCAGCAACACCATTTACAGTTAAACTGTAATTTGCAGGAACAGCTCCTTGAGCATCAAATAGGTTAGTATCGCCAGTCCACGTGAAAGTTTGACCAGCACCTGTTGTTGTAGGTATAAAACTTTGCTGTCCAGCGTAATATTGCGCGTTAGTTTCTGTTAATAGTCCCATATTTTATGAATTTTCTTGTGCTGTTTCTTGTTGATCCATTTGGCTAGCGGTTTGAACTATACTTGGATCACGTATTATTACACCACTGTACATTAGTATTTTTATTATCACTTCGGTTTGCTCTGTATCATGTAGTTCGAAATTTTGACTTACTGGAGTAACGCTATTACCTGGGAAATATGGTCCAGTGGGTGTTGGAGTACCACTATCCCAAATATAACCACCTGTACTAGCGTCTATAGCATAGCCCCAAACAACATCTTTAGGTTTTCTAAGATAAGTAAAAGTAATATCTAACTGAGGTGAGGTTGTAATAACCCCATCAGCTAAAGTATAAACAGGATATTTTGACGTTGGAGCTGTTAACGGGGAATTGTTAACATATAATAGATCATTAGGTTGTATTTTCTGTACCTCTAACTGATTACTTTTAGCATCAGTATGTATCACAGTCCCTAATTTATAGAACTCATTAGAACCAGTCTCTGACGTGATAGTTATAGGACTAGTACCTGAGCTTGAAATTTCTTTAAATATGGCGATTTTTTCATCCACATTCTTATATCTATCACTATATTCAGATTCATTGTCTGGTAAGCGATATTGTCTATTTTCATATTGAAAATAATTCTCAAATATTTCTAATTGAACTTGAGTAGCTAATTTATTGAACTCAGCTGGTGTTATGTAACCTCTTTGTTCTTTATTTAGTATTAGCAATACAGTTTTATATACGTCATCTACGCTAATTGCCATAATAATAGTTTTAAAAAAAAAGGCGGCGTAATTGCCGCCTTATATATAGTCACATATTATTTGAGCTTTTTCTGTATAGACTTGAAAACTTCTACGCCTTCGTCTGTTTTGAAGAAAGCTGCCATAGCAGAGTATGGGTTTTCGTCAAATGGTATAGTCATTAACTTCTTACCATTACTTGCCCAATTAAATGTTCTTTGATCTTGTGATAATTTTATAATATTCGCTTCAGTAGCTTTGATTGCAACGTTTCTTAATTCAACATTTTCATCATTAGCAAGCTCTATAAATAAAGCTGGATTCCTTTTAGCGAGTATTACTAAATCTCTTTTCAGTTCTTTTGAACTTAAGCTATTAACACTAGTTCCTTGTTCAACTCTTAATATAGCTTCAGCTTGATCCACGTCCATGCTAAAAGCAGCATTTACAGCGTGCTGTTCCATTTCAAGGTGATCAAGTTCGTTGGTAGCTACAACTACATCATCTTTCTCAGAATATAACCTGTTTTTATTAGGGTGATATAATGAGAGCATTTTCTGTAATTGAACGTTCTCTTTAGGAACGAATAATACACCTTCGTTAAAAACTATTCTACCAATTGTAACTGGCCCGTTCTGCTCATCTGCAAAACAACTCTGTTGATTAGTAGCATACCTGAGTTCTCTATTGTAACCTTTTTCTTCATCAAAATAAAGTAAAGGTTTCCTAATAGAATGCCTAGATGAAATAGTGAATGTTAAAGGTGATCTATTATTCAACAAGTGATAATATCTATTCTTGTACTCCCAAGTATCTTTTTTTACTTTAGGAGATTTTGTTTTTGTTTCTTCCATGATATAATATAATATAATTAAAAAATAAGACCCCACCGAAGTGGGATCTTTATAATACTTAAGTTATTAAATAATAACTGTCTGAGTAGCTCCTGTAACGTTATACGTTAAAACAGTCAAAGGTGCTTCTCCAGAAGCGCCATTCATAACATCAACAGCTTCAGCTATCGTGTCAACATCTGCTTGAACTAGAGGCGAAGTTGCATCAATAGTAACTTTATATCCAGAAAGATATTGAATTACTACATCACCTGTGCTTAATTTTATATCACCAATATTTTCAGCTGATACTAAATCAAAACCACTAGCTTTTTTTAGTTTAATATATCCCATTGTTTCTTATTTTTAAAGATTTATAAAAGCAGGGTAGCGAACCACCCTGCTAAATTAGTTATTATACAGTTGACTTGAACAATACAAAATTGTTAGCCGCTTGTACGCATAAACATCTCTCAGATAAGAAATGTACTTCCATCGCATCTAAGTCAGATGTATAAGCACCACCAACTGAACCAGTGATCCAAGATTTCATTCTTCGATCGTCAGTTTGAGAAGCTCTATATCTAACATGTAAGAAAGGACGTCTGATGTTTTGACCAAGAATTTGATCATAAACAGTAGATGTTCCAGCAGGAACCATAATACCGTCAATATCACCAGTTAAACCTCTAGTGGAAGCATCGTTAAGATATTTCCAATCAGTTTTATAGAAGTCATAAGAACCTCTTCTAAAACCTGAATATCCAAAGTTTAACGCCATTTCAGCCTCGTTATTGAAAAGACCATAAGAAGCTGACTGAGTAGAAGAATAACCTCCACCTGCCATAGCAGCTATCATATCATCGAAATCAAGAGCTGTTTGTCTTTTTAAGAAAAGCATGTTTTCTTCAATTGCTCCTTGAGAATCAAGTTGCTTTAAGATGTCATCAAAGTCACCTAAAGCACCAGAACCAGGTGCAGCAGCACCAGAGAAATCGTTGTAAACATTACCTCTGTCTTCAACAGCGAAGAATAAACCTTCAGTACCTGGATTTGTGATATTTGGTAATACTGTACCAGCACCAGTGTTAATTCCACCAGAAGCACCGTTTGGCTCAGCTTCAACCATAGCCATTTCAAGGTAATCTTCAAATCTTAATCTTGTTTCAGATTCAGCTTTTAAGTACCATAAATAACCAGATGTACCATCTTCAGTAGCAACTTCAACCCAACCAATTTGAGCAGCGTCAGAACCGTTAACTAAATACTTATCTTTCATTATGATTGGCTTGTTGTCAAACTGTTTGAATTCAGGTTCGATAGCGCCTTCCATTCCTCCTTGCCCTTTAGCAAACTCAGAACCATAAACGAATATCTTAACTGCAGCACCATCAGCTAAACCACCAGCATTTAAATTACCTACTTGGTAAGTCTCGACATCAAGGGTAACACCAACAGTTCCATAAGGATCGTTAGTAACCAACGCTTTAACAGTGTTGATACCATCAGAAACAACGATAGTTTGATTTTGTCTTATTGACAAATCAGTGTTTCCAGCTGGTAAAGTTACGGTTAACTGTGTACCACTGGTTGCTACTACAACGCTATCGTAAGATACGTGTAATCTATTTTGTTCAGACCAAACAACTTGATCAGATGTCATCGGCATTTCAGCACCGACCATTCTTAAAAATGCAGATACGGTTCTATTACCATATCTCTCAACTTCAGCTTCGTAAAGCTCTGGCAAATATTGTTGAGCAAAATTACCTCCTGTAGCGTCAGTAAAGCTCAAGTAATTAGTAGCTAAAGCTTGCTGATTCTGTGAAGGTGCGATTGATGGAGGATAGGCTCCTCCGGTTGCAAATCCCATAATTATATGTTTTTGAGGTTAAGTTATTTTTTCTTAACCTTTAGTTTTAAATTAGAACTATCAACACCACTTATTGCTTTCACTCTTAAACCATTAATATAAACATCACCAGTGGACGTAGTCCTTGGTTCATTACTTATATTTTTAGATTTAGCAGCTATATCTTTAGTAGCATCGGCTTTGCCTTGCTCGTAAAAATGTTTAGCTATAGTGTCTGCATTTCTAGCAGCGTAGAGAGCTTTGTGATAACCTTGATGATCAACAACATTTCCTTCTTCATTTAAGAACTTCTTAACGAAATTATTAATGTCACTTTGAACATTAGCGACTTCGCTTGGATTTTGTACACCATATCTAAAACTTTTTTCCCCTAAATTGAAATCAAAACCTTTGAATTCATTTGAGAAGAAGTGTTCAGTTTTGGCTTTAAAATCACCGCGTCGCTGTTTAGTTCTCTCTTGTTCCTCGTTATATCTATTGTAAAAGTCCATAGCTTTTTGTTGCTCTTGGGTAACGCCTGGTCTCAACTTGATCTCATCGTAATATTTACCCTTTAAGTCTTCCAAAAACCCTTTGGCTTTAGCAATCTCTTCTTTATACGCAAGTTTCTTTTTACGTATAGTTTTCTCATCATCATAATATTCATCAAATAGGAAGTTATCTTCCATGATAAAACCTATTTCTTCATTATCAAGATGAGGTTTAGTGTTTTTATAGTATTCTTTTAAAAGCGCTTCATCATTAATATTAGTATAATCAGCGTTTAATCGAACATAGTCCTCAACAGTTCCACCAGTATCGTTCATAAAGTCAACTAACTTTTCAACATTCTCTGGTAAGTTTAATTGTGGAGTTTCTTTAATTTCTTCTTTTATATTCTCAGTGGGAGTAGTTTCACTCACTTCTTCCCCTGTAATCTCTTGTATTACACTTATTTCTTCTTTTTTACCCTCTTCGGTAACTTTTTCTTCTTCGATGTGTGTTTCTCCCACTTTTTCGCCATCTGCGGGAAGTTCTTGTACATCCACCTTCTCTGCTGTTGGCTCTTGAATGGCATCTTCTTTAGTGTCTTCTTTTTTAGATAAATCTACTTTAGTAATTTTCTTTTGTTTAGTAGCTAGTTTTTTAGGTTTCTTTTTAACCTTTAAACTTTCTGAGTTATCACTAACTATTTCTCCTTTTTCTTCTTCTAACATAATATAATATTATAAAATTAATAATTAACTTGGGTCAAATTCCCCAAGACCAAATCCTCCAAGTACATCATTACCTGAGGATTCAAAGTTTTTAGGTAACGAGTTATTATTTCTCTGATCTATCAACTCGCTTTGTTGAGTTGCTTGTATTTTAGTTCTTTCGTCTTTACGATCTTCTTTTGTTTTTTCATTCTCCAATTTAGCCTTGGATTCCACTTGCGCTAATTGCATGTTAAACTGAAACTCCAACTCCATTAATTGCTTTTTAATTTCAGCTTCTTCCTGAAGTTTTTCAATAGCGAATTGAGATTTACCTTTTTCAACTTGAAGAGTTGTTTGCGCTAACGCCTCTTGTTTTTGAACTTCACTCATAGCGGCTCTCTCTGCCTGCTCTGCGTTTGCTTGTGCTTGTGCTTGGATATTAGCTTGTTGAGCTTCCTGGTCTTGTTTTAGCTTCTTAGTTCTTCTTTGTTTAAGTAACTGGTTGGCTAACTTCAAGTTCTTAACTTCTCTAATATCTATAGCATCTTCTAAATATATCTGCCCAGATTGTAAAGCAACTTGTATATTGTTTTCTATTAGTTGTCTTTCTTCTTCATCTGGTTCTAATTCTAAGAATATACCGAAATCATGTAAGTTTAAACTACTTAACTCATCCAATGTGTGAACATTAAATCTAGATATACTAGACCTAAGTGCTTCTCTTAGTAATGGAAACTGTAAACAATCAGCTATTCTCAATGTTATATTTTCACAAGTTCTCAATGTTAAGAATAAACTACCTTGCAATATATGTCTTGTGGCTGTATTTGAATTAGCTGCTGCTAACTTTTGTAGACCAACTAAAGCGTCAGCGTCTGGCATACTACCATCTCTCGCTTCGTTCAAACCAGTTACATCTCTTATCATTTGCAGATAGTACTGATATGTTTGGATTAAAGCTTGTATCTTAGCTCCACTAGCTGAAGTTTGTAATTCTTGTATTGGTACTTTTCCGTGATTTAAATCACCGTCTTGAGTCATGGATCTACCAACTATACTACCAGTTTGAAAATACATGTTTAACGCTTCAGCAGGATTGTAATTAGTTCCATTTCCAAGATCAACCTCCGCTATCCCATCAGCATCTAAAAAGACACCATCTGGTACCATTCTATTTAATATCTGTTGTAGCTTCAAATGGGTGATTTGTATCATGTCAGCAAAACTCATCATCCTACTCACTAAAGATTCTATTCTACCTTTATACATTCTTGGAGCACAAATATTATAGTTCATGTTGACCTTAACATTGTTAGCGAATGGCCTTGTCATATTCTCCGACATCTTCCATTCTAACATATCATCAAAACCTAGTATCTTAGCTCCAGTATACAAAACCTCTATAGTTCTATCAACCTTTTTAAATCCATCTGCTTCTGGTGGATTGAATGTATCTTGTTTTTCTAATGCTTTTTCTAAACCGTATGGAGTTTCTTTAATTTTCCATGTTTGGTTAGTGTAAGTTTTATATTCAAAAAATAATACTTGAACGGTGTTGTTATCATCCCTACCGTTCCAATTCCTAGTATAATTGTTATTGCCTGGGTATTTTTGTATTTTCTCTATTTGCTCTGGAGTTAAATGAGGAAATCTTTTAACTAACTCAGGTATTGTTATAGATTGAACTTCCCCTACATAGTAGATATCTTCAAAATTAGGATCTTCTGTATATGACCAAACTAAGTTAGCTGGATCTTTATATTCAATTTTAATACCCTCAGACTTATTAAAGCAAGTTTTAGTTGCCCCTATACCTATAACTGTTAAATCGTAATTATACCTCCTCTTAATCAAATCATGCTTGTTCCTATCTAACACATCTGATATTACTTCCTCTTCAGCTATCTCTACAGCTTGCTTGTAATCAAGTTGCATGTGTACAGATAGTTCATCTTCTGTCAATGGTGACTGTTCTGGATTTGGAACATTTGAAATATCCATCCCCATGCTGGCTTGGACCTGCTCAAAGTATTGTTTTTGGAGAATGTTCCTATGTAACATCTCTGCGTAATCAGTTCTTTTCTTAATAGAAACAGGATCTTGAGCATAAGCTTTTATATCATAAGCTTTATCTGACATTCCATTTACAACTATATCAACGAACTTCGGTATAACTGGTACGGGTTTCCAATCTAAGTTTAAGTAAGACAAATCACCGTTTATAGATAACTCATCTTTATATTTTTGAACGGATTGCTCTCCCCTAGCATATAATCTTCTTTGATGAAAATCATTATAATAAGTGGAAAATCTACTTCCATATCTATTATATGAGCCATTATTATTATTACCGAACCATTCATACTCTATGGCTTGCCCCACTAATTTACCGTATTCTAAACTCTGTTTCTCTACATCTGGTACCACCTGATCTGGAAACGAACTATTTGAGTTGGTATAAATCATTTATTCTATTATTTTTGAAATTGAACCCTTATTGTCATATTTTCTTATGCCTAAGTTTATTTTTTTAATTGTCCTATCAGCAACTGGCTTGTATAGATTTCTATTACATGCCATAACAGCTAAACCCGAACTTATAGTAGCATCAAACTTTGTTCTACTATTTATATCAAATCTAGCCCAATCTTCTAATGTTTCTTGGAAATACATATCTCCATGTTGGTCATTAAAAAAACCAACGTAATTTTCTATATAAGACTCTATAGCCGCCGCGTGAGCTTGCTTAATATCTTCACTTGAGTTTGGTATACCACCAATTTCTTTCTCTGTAACTGATAACTTATTCCAAGTTTTATCCGGTCGATTCATCGAAAATCCTCTATAACCTCTACGCTTTAAGTAGTAAAGCAATCTTGGTTTATTATTCTCAATTAGTATTGGCATTCCGTAGAAAACAATCGCCATTAGCATATCCTCAAAAAATACTTCAGCTGTTGGAGGTCTTTGCACATACTCCAAAAAGAAGTGATTCGGTGGCGCGTCTTCCATGCTAAATTTAGTTAATCCATGAAGTGCTCCTTTGGATCCTTTTCCATCAACAGTTCCCGAGATATCATAACTATCACAACCAAAAGCTCCAATATGCTCGTTACCAGGATATTTAAACCCATCCTTTAGTATCACTCGATTTTGTAGATTTTTAGGTGGAACCCACGATATTTTAAATCTACCTTTCTTTGCGGGGTGAAAAACAACCCTTGTATCTTTAATCCCATTCTCCCATTGGAAGTTACCTTCTGTTATATTAGCAGCGTTATTTATATCTTCATTATAATCTATCTGCTCATATATCTTAACAAGGTTAAATAAACTCTCCTTTGTTTCATCCCTAAAGGCGTGTTGCTCTGTTCTAGGAAATTGCCTATATAATTCGTTTAATGCGTCTTGATCATTCTTTAAACCATCAACCTCATTCTGCCAATGCTCTATAACACCTACTTCTATAAGTTCCCCATCAATGCCAATTACGGGTTTTTCTGGTGTATCGAATACAGGTACTCCAAAAGAATTAATGAATCCTTCGTAGGACCACTCCATAGGTATGAATAAAGAATATAGTCCCGAGCCTGTTTGGCCATTGCGATTTCTATTGGTGACATCTGATCCATAAAATATATCTTTAAAGTTTTGCCCTCCTTTGTCAAGTGCATTTGAAGTACTACCCATCATACACTTACCAACAATCTTACTACCTAATCTTAAACAAGTTTTTGTAACCTTCCAGTTGTTCTTAATATTATCAGGTCTCTCCCACTTACCGCTTTCGTCGTGAGCTAATAGTTTTAATTTTTCACCATCGTAACTATTGTCTCCAGTATTCTTCCAATCTATTGTCGTGTCGAGTCCATCAAGTTCTTCCACCTGCTCCCCAGTATCGAGCTTTCTTCTGGTGAGTTTAGAAGCTGGGACTCTATAAGCCAATTCCGTTTTAGGGCGATCCATACCATCCTGGATCGGTTTGAAGAAAAACGGATAATTAACTGATATGGGTACGACTTTATCAGTAAACATTTTTTTTGCATCTGCTCCCGTTTTGGATAGCACGCCAAATCTAGAATCGCTTGACATTGTTGCGTTGTTAACGAGCTCTGCTGAAGCCATAAAGGAAAATCCTGAACGTCTATTTTTAAGATAGCACATCCCATAACATCTTTTGTCTGCTTTACAGGCTTCCCAAAAGTAGAAAAATAACTTATTTGATTCTCTATAGTCAGGTGCTCCAACGTCAATTTTTGACCACTGCAAGTACATGTAATGAGTGCCAGTGATATAGTTAGGAGTACCGTTGTTATAATACCAATAACCTTGCTCCCTACGGTTAAATTCTTCATTTATATAATCAAACCATTTTTCTTTAAAGTCCCTGGGATATTGGTCCCAGTCGTGTGTACTCTTTATTCTTGAGAGTTCTTTTGGGTATTCTTGCCTTTCCCAGAATTGTTCCTCTTTTTTTTCGCTGCGTTTATGCGGTTCATGCTCTGCTGGTAAAGCGATGCGGAGATTCTGTATTTCAATGATCTTTCCAATCTTTCCAGTTTTACTTATGACGATGAAATCGTAATCTTCATTATATCCGTACTCCCATTTCTTGAACCTATTGTTCTTTTTTAGGATTTTAGGGTTAACAACATCTTCTACTATTTTATATAGTGTTTGCTGGTAACTCACTTGGATCTTTTTTCAGGTGATATAGAGAACGACTTCTTAGGTTTATCCTCTTTAGGTTTATCTTCTAATAACCTTTCCTCCTCTTCAATTCTCGCTAATATTTCAAAAGCATCAAATATCGCTAATTTCTTTGTTGCTGCAGCGTTCTTTAATCTGTCAGCTGATATATCATCATCACTATCTACAATTGGTTCTTTGGCTACTTTAATTAATTCATCAACTGCTTCTTGCCCAGCTTGGATTATATTCTTCTTCGTTTTCTTTATGTCCATGGTTTATCACAATATCATTAGATTTCATACAATATAAACGCTCATCACCAACTATGAACTCAAATTCGCTCATTGGTCTAAACGTTACAACACTACCTTTTGTTATTCCCTGATCCTCTAAGAAACTATTAGGGTATTTCATAATCCCAATAAGGGGTTTTTCTACTCCTGTTCTTAGGTCGTTTCTATTTAACAATGGTTTAACAAAACAATAGTTTAAATTGGGTTTGTATTGGTTATTTTCTTTATACAAGTATATTTGATCTATATTACAGAAGTATTTATCGTCTTCAAAGTATTGAGAACTATTTTTTTCAATTCCTCTCACATCATACCATCTTCTAAATATATTGTGATGTACGATTACTTCATCCCCTTCTTTTATCTCTGTGTTGAACGCTATTGGTACACTTAACACTTTAGCTCTTTTGCTTATGAATTTATGATCTTCTATACTTGTATTTACAATTAATTTCTTATCACCAACCTCAACTTCATTTTCATATCTTTCGTTAAGTGGTGTTATTATAAAGTTATAAATAGATTTCATTAGTATTCTAGGTCGTACTCTACAGCGATCGCCATATTAGAGTTGAATTTCTTCCAAGGTATTACTTCGTCTTCTTTTTGTATATATATTAAATATTCCCCATCTCCTTCAGCACCTATGATATCACATATAGTATGACCACCATAAACTTGTTGACCGATAGAGTAATGCATTGCATCGTTCTTGTAATCTGATCCAATGCTAATTTTTCTTATTACATTAGACATTTTCTTCAATTTTTTCTTCTACAGGTGTATATGTACCATCTTCAATATTTATATTAATAGCACCATATTCTTCTTCTAGAACCTTTCTTATTTCAGCATCTTTCTCGTTGATAGTTTTAATCTTATGAAGTAATGCATGTTTCTGAGATTCTATATAACCTATAGTATTTAATGTTTCATTTAATTCTGATTGAATTTCTCTTATTTCACTTAATTGTTCTTCTTTAATTTTCATTTGATTTTATTTAATTATTATTTACCTAAAAAGAATCCCTCTATAAAGGTGCCTATGCCAATGAAGAAAGTTCCTAAAGCAACCCAAAACTTCTTTTCTAAACCCCTGATTCTTTCCTCATGATCATTTTTTTGCTTATACATTTGCTCTATTTTAGTTTCAAGTCTTACTTGGCCTTGTATTAGTTTGTCTATTTTTTCCTCCATGATCTTATTCTTCTGTAGGTTATTCTGGTGTCCACTCTGGAGTGGCTAATAAAGCTAATGCCTCCTCGTGATTTAAAGTCTGTAATGGAACTAACCTACCATTTGTAATAAATGAAGGGGTTACATTATAACTAATCATTGCCTCAGTATTGGCTATATTTCTTCTCATAGTTTGGGCACTCGATGTATTAACCTGACTAAAGTCTACTAAACTTGTCTGAGTGTCTATGTCTATTACTATGTATGTATGCATTTTATATTTATTTTTAAGGTGTATCTGTTACTCTTGATGATGGACCCATGTTTATACTATAAGCATTCTTATCACTGAATCCTGCATTTCCTACTAAGTTTGTTGGTATATCCATATTTGTACCTGTTCCATTGTTTTCACTTCTTGGAGCATCTCCTACTAAATCACTTACTGTCATATTTGTTGATGTTCCATCATTACTACCTATTGGATCCGTAACTATCCAATCACTACCATCCCAAAAGTTTTGTTTACCCATGGGGTACCAAGACATTGGTTGAAGTGTAAAGTTAGTTAAATCTTGAGGTAAACCATTGGCGTGTAGTTTTAAAACTTCTGTTGATGATAAAGCAATATCCCAAATTGCTGTATTAGATATTCCCCCTGTCCAACTGCCAACAAGAGCAGTAGGTAAACTTCCATTATTAAAGCCACCAATACAAACCCGTCTTGTTTTTCTTAATGGAAAACTTCCGAATCCCACAACAGTAGTAGTACCTTGTAAAACTCCATCAGTATATAAATAAGCAGTATCACTACCATCATAAACCCCTACGATATGATGCCAATTACCATCATTTATAGGTATAATTGGATTGCCTGCAGGGTCATTTGCACTTGTTAATCTTATTTGTAATACATCGCTATTTGTATTCCATAATTGCCACAATGGTGCACCACCACTCGCTGCAGTTGGATAAAAATTATCTTTTATTAAACTCCAATCTCTATCAGCTCCACCAAACGCATCCCTTGTAACCATATTTTCATATACTGCACCTTGAGTAGTTTTAACCCAACAAGAAACACTAATAGCACCATCTATTTGATTTAAGTTTCCTGCTAAATCTGATTGACATAAGACTGTTTCGGTTCCATCAAAATTCAATGAATAATTCTCATAAGGTAAATTCCTTGTTAGATCACTTAATACTAAGTTACCTGAAGTCATACCTGAACTTGTTCCATCATTTCCATTACCTGAAGCGTCTGGAATTGTCCAATTACCTGAACCTCCAACGTCCCAATTTGCTGATTGATCTAGTTTCCATATTGCCTTTAAACTTGTAAATGAAGTTAAATCATTTAATGGAATACCGTCATTATAGAGTGTTAATATATCTGCTGCTGATAATTCTGATTCAAAATACATAGCATTAGACATATTTTGATTACTACCAAACCTTGTATTTCCAAAATTATGGTAACCACCTCCAACAACAAAAGGAGTGTTATAGTCTGTTGTAGTACCAGTGAAAGTATTTACCAAAACTTGTCTAAGGGTATCTTCATAACCATCTACATAAAGCTTAACTCCAGAAGCATCTAAACTTCCATCATAAGTAAAAGCAATAAAGTGCCATAAGTCGTCTTGTAAAGTATAAGATAAACACTTAACTCTTAACCAACCTTGGCTAGGGTCATTTCCACGTATTTCAAATTCTGGATCACCTTGAGCAGCCCCAGAGCCAGTTGTTCCAAAATGCCATCCTGGATATGTGCCATTAGCTAACCTACCTCTTTGCCTTGACATTGTAGTAGCATTAACACCTGCACCTATATTTACCCAAGCAGCACCACTAAAAGCATTTGTACCGTCTTGAAAACCTAATTTAGAAGAAACTTCTATACCTAGAGGATTCATATAAAAAACACTAGCATCATCCACTGAAGCATTTGGTTGTGTTAGTATACTTGTAGGACCTACGTCTATACCACCTGATGAGTTATCTCCTAAAGGATAGTAAGCTACAGGTGTAGGTTTTAATGCCATAGGATTTCCTGCTCCAGTTTGAGCTCTACCTGCTAATGATTCTATTTGAGGATCAGATAGAGCATAATCAAATATTGAATATTCTGAAAGATCTCCTATAAATAAAAATGAACCCGTGTAGTTTGATCCAATATTAAACGTTCCAGCTACTGAAGAAGAGTTTATTCTGTTGCCAGAACTAGTTCCATCTAGTTGTCCATCTACATACATTTTACTTGAAATTGTAGACTCAGCAACCAATACTATATGATGCCATTCACCGTCATTGATTGGAGAACTTGTAGATAAAATGGAACCATTTCCTCCTGCTCCTCCATACCAAAATACAGATCCACTCTGAAGGTGCACGGTATATTGAGCATCTGTAAACGTAGATGTTGCTCTTTTTTCACTTATAACTCTTGAAGAACTACTGTTAGTAGTTTTAATCCAAAATGAAATAGAATATGGGTTTAAAGGTGTTTCATCTAATTGTGTAGAAGAATTTATAGTAAAATATTCAGTTCCATCATAACTCAAACTATAATTATCATTCTTTGATGAGTTACTGTTTTCAGGTATTCTCCAATTTGACGCTATGTATTTTGTTCCACTCATAATTTTAGTCTCCCATTCTATACCAAGCTACAGGTGCTCCTTCAGGTGTTTCTGAAAGATCTGCCACTTTACCTGGATTGTCGTTTGTAGTATTGTAAATTGCTTCTATTGTTCCTTCTGATAAAGCTGAGTTAAATATAGCTGTCTCATCTATATATCCATCCCAAAAACTCGTAGCTCCAGTACCATAAGAACCTATCTTTAAATCCTCAAATGTACCACTCATGCTAGCTGAAACTCTATTTACCACTATACCTGTTCCATTATCAATGTAAGCAGTATATTTTTCTCCCGCAAAATCAACTACTATAACTAAGTGATGCCAAACATCATTAGTTAATCCACTTGTCAGTGAGTTGCTAAAAGCATGACCTGTACTACCAGAACTCCAACCTATTCTTGCACTTAAAATACCTGTTCCATTATCAAAATATATATCTGCACCAGGGCTTACTGATGAGCTTTGTGTTGATAATATTCTTTTGTTTGTAACGGGAGCTGATCCATCAGCGTTAAACCATAAAGATATTGTGTAATCTGCGGTTCCATTCATAGCTGATATTTGCCCAGCGTCTATATAAGTGCTTGAACCATCAAACTCCATAGAATAGTTATTGTCTATAGGAGTGTATTCGAACCCACCAGCAGCACCAGAGGTGTTTACCCTAGAATATATCGTGTTATACGCAGGGATAATCATCCTAGTACAGTGCTAAAATATCGTTTGCTGCTAAAGCTGCTGAAGGAGAAGCTGCGGTAACAGCTGTAACCAATATTGGTAAAAATGTCCCAGCTGGTATACCTTTAAATACAACTGGATTACCACTTTCCATGGTAACTGTTATGTTTGTCATGTCAGCCCCTATATATAAGCAAACCCCTCTACTTTCTGTACCCGATATTGTAGCTGTATTTAAAACACCTAAAGGCGTTAGATCCACAGCATCGTGAGCAAAAACCCTAACTTCATCTGCAGTTTTAATTTGAGTACCTCTCATTTTATTCTTTTTTATTTTTATTTATAAATACTTTTTCAGCTCCTCTAGAACCAAAGTAAGCTACATATACCGTAACTAGCAATGTCTGTAGAAGATCTATCCAAGCGTCTTTCATGTCGAATACTATCTGCAGTGAATCTAATACTATGTATAAAGTCATACAAAGTGTAAGGTATATCAATGTTAGTGGTCTAGTATTCTTAGATAACCAAGAATCTGATTTCATATCATATTGCCACCTGTCAGATATACTTTGCATCTCTGCCATATCCATCTCTAATAATTTCATTGCGGTTTCTTTATCCGCTGGAGTCATTTCTTTATCCGTAGTTATTAAATTCTTAACCACCCCATAAACTCCATTGTCAGGTAATATGTTTCCAATACCATCCAATATTTTAGGAGCTTTCTCTTTCAAGAAAACCCCTATTTTAGTTTCTTTAAACTTCTTTCTTTGTTTCTTCTCTCTAGGCATTACTTGCTTCTTGCAGCTTTCATGAACATCATGATAGCAATACCAATTGCGATACCACCATACATGTCTAGTTTCTCCATCAATAATAATCCACCAGCTAAACCAGCCATTGCTGAACCAACTAAAGGTGACATCATAATTTTCTTAATCTTATCCATTGTATAAATCTTTTTCGTTAATCAAAGTGTAGGTAAATTTATTACCCCATATCTCAGCTGCTTTATTTGCGATCTCCATGTGAATTTCAAATTCATTAGGATCTTGTATTACTTGACAACCAGCTGAATTCTTGTCAACATCATCTAATTCTTTATAAGCAGAAGCCCTGTGTAGGTTTATCCCAAACATACCTGTCTGCTCTGTGCCTTCTAACATATCGTATTCAGTGTCTTTATCATCATCACGATACACGGTGACATCTCCTAATCTCTGACAAATTGCCTCGTATTTTCCGTTATGTAAATCTATTTCGTACGCACCGTTGTATTGCCCTTCTTTTAATATAGCGCAACCCTTGCTATTCATTGGATTTTCCAACCAATACAAGCCGGGTAAAGTAGTACATTGCATCTTATACATATTCCACTGTCCTTCATATTTCCAGAACACACACATTAAATCGTTGAACTTATTCGTTGTAGGTTCAGAAGCTCTAACGCCAACTATGTTTAAGTTATATGGTTTAGTATCATTCTTAAATACACTAAATCCCCTACTTTCAACCGCTCCAATGATAGTGAATACATCTATATCAATCATCATTTTTCTTTCTTTTGCATTTCCAAATAGTATAACCTATAGCTGATAGTAAAAGGATAATACGTAGTAAATCCCCTATGTCCGCTAAAGATAAAGTAAATGCTGTCACATTCAAAGAATATAACTTCAGATCAGCTAAAGTCCACATTACTTATTAGCGTTTAGTACAGCGTTACCTTTGTATTCAGGTGAAACTATTTTAAATCCTTTAACTTCTCTTCTCATAGATTTTACTGTACTGCACTTAGGCATGTCAGCTTTCTTAACCCCGGCGGGTTTCTGTTTTTCTCCGTAACTTGGCATAATTATGTAATTTGATTGTTTAACATTTCGTTGGTAACTTGTTCAGTTATTTTTCCTTTTAATTGATCTTTCGCAACATCATCCATCGGTAGAACTCCCTCTTGAGCTAACCCATTAGGAATAGTCATTTTAGCCAAAGAATCCTTATCAGGTGTTATATTAGTCGGTATCTGATGCATCATATCTATACTAGCCATAATTTATTATTTTATCTTTATTAACGTTTTCTATAGACTTAGCAAGTACTTTGTCTGAGTAACTAACTCTATTCATTATTTTATTGCTAGATGAAGTAGGTATTTCCTCTTCCCCTAGCATTATACGGTACATTCTACTTATTAGCTGTTTACACTTGAAGGAAACTTTATATATATGATATTTCTGTGTTGTCCTGTTTCGCTTTCGCCAAACTACTATCCAACCTTTCTTCAATAATTTGTTCCAGCGTCTGTTGTCCCAACTGTAAGAATAAGTACCGGTTTTAAAATCTTGTTTTGTAAAAAGATCTATCGCATCTAAATATATTAAAAGCTCTAAATCCGCATCATTAAGATTACACGTTTTACACGCCCATTTACGTATAATTCTGTAATGTTTTAATAGATTTAACTCTTTTAGATCAGATGAGGTTAATTTTCTCATTAATATCCTCTTCTATTAATAGCATTGTCAAGATCACTCACTATTTTAGAAGAGTCTTTAGGGTCTACTCCAGCAGCTCTCATTTGAGACGTTTCACCGTTTACTATTGCTTTACCTTTCCCAAAACCATATTTACTTTTAAACTCTTTTTTAGCTTGTTTTACTTTTTTGTTTTTCCAGTCTTTTGCTACGTTTTTATCCCAAGTACCTTTTTCACTTTGTTTTAAATACTTCTTCTCTTCTTTTATTTCTTGCTTAGACATGTTTGGCTGAACGGACTTATTCATGTTAGAACCAGTCTTCATTGCTTCGTTAACAGAAATATTTTGAACACTACGAGTGGGTGTATTTACTTCAATAGGTTTAGCGTCTATTGTTTTCACTGGAGTTGGAGTGTTTTCTTTTATTTCCCTAATACTAGGCATACGTCTCAAAGGTTTTACACTTTTTTCCATTCGCATCATACCTTTTGGAGTTGGTTGTAGTTTTCTAAGAATTGTACCAGCTCTTTCTAACAAACTAGAGTCAGGTGGTCTATTACCAGAGTCAGGTTGTCTATCTTTGTTCTTGTTTTTATTTATTTTAAAATCTCTCATTTTTTATTTTTTTAATTATTATCCCATTCCCCAAGATCTATTTGGTGCTTTTGGGACCTTCTTTTCTCGCTTGTCTAGCCATTGCTTGCTTTAAACCTTTTTGTTCTTTTTTCTTCCACTTAGCTTCTTTTCTGTCTTCTCTAGTAGGTTTGTTTCTTTTTTCTGATGCTTTAGTTGCAGATTTTAATCTTTTTTCAGCTCTCCTATCAGTTTGTTTTCGTGATCTAAGATCTTGTCTATTTTCTTTAGTGCTTAATCTTTCATCTTCCCCAGCAGTAGCTCCACCTGCTCTCATAACGTAACTACCTGTTGGTACTCCTTCTTTTTTCTTAGCGTATTCTTCTTTGGAAGTTAGTTTAACTACGCCTTTAGCGTCTTTATATTCTTGCTTAGTTATACCACCCATTTTTCCTGATTCAGTAATATACCCCGTAGGTTTACTAACGTCAGATATAGATGATTTTAATCCAGAAATGTGTTTGTTCGCGAAATCACCACTTTTGCTACCACCTAAACTAAAACCCGAACTAAAGTTGTAAGTACCAGCGGTTGAATTTTTCATTGGACCATTACCTGGACTACTATTATTTACAGCAGTAGTTAAATTTTTTATACCTTTGTGACTATTCTCGTGATATCCTAGCTGACCTGGATCAGTAGTGGTCTTTTCTTCTTTTTTACTATCATCCGGTAGCATCCCGCTTGGACCTCCAGGATTTGAATATGTACCCATAATTTGTTTTTTTTAAATGACTATTACTACATCGTGCTCTTTTATCACAGTGTATGTTTTGTTTTCTATTTCTATTTTAAAGCCAGCGTGTCGATCATAATATATATCATCTTCATTACCTACGCCAACTACATCAGTACCTGTTTGTATAACCTTACCTTTACGGTATCTTATATCTTCTCTATGTGTTTCGGCCAACATCAAACCTCCCTTTGTTGTTGTACCTGTTTCCTTTATAGCTTCTATAACTATATTCTTACCTATTGCTTTCATCAACTCTAAGATTATTAATTACACAATCAGTTGATAAAATCGTAGTTGCCACGGAAGCCGCGTTTCTTAAAGCACTCTTAGTAACTAGTATCGGGTCTATAATCCCCGATTTCACCATATTAACTACTTTTCCTGTAACCACGTTTAAACCTTTTCCTTTACCAGCGACTTCATCAGTCTCTATACCAGCGTTATCAAGGATGGTTTTGTAAGGTGCTTTAATTGCCTCTAACAATATCTCTTCACCTACAGATTTAGGTTTAATTGTTTGCGAAGCATTTAAAAGAGCTATTCCACCTCCTGGAACAATCCCTTCTTTAATCGCGGCTTTTGTAGCACAAATAGCATCTTCAACTCTATCTCTCTTCTCTTTTAATTCAACTTCTGAATTAGCCCCTACTTTTACTATTGCAACTTTAGCAGACAGCATAGCTAACCTCTTCTCTAGTCTAATGACTTTATTAGGGTTCTTCTCTTTTAAAATATCTTTTTTTAGTTTCTCAATAATCTCTTTAGCTGCATCAGGTATATTCTCCACTTGTAAGATAGTCTCATTTGCCGATGTAATTGATCTAAGGCAACCACCTAATTGTTCTGGCTGTATAAGATCTATATCATCACCTAACTCTTCATTGATTAAAGTAGCTCCGGTTAACATAGCTAAATCCATTAGTTTAGTCTTCTTATTTACACCGTATATAGGTGCATCTATAACATTAACCTTTATATTACCTTTAACTTTATTCATCGCTAAAGCTGTGGTAACCTGTGGTTCTACATCGGCTATAATCAATAAAGACTTGCCATTCTTAATGACATATTCCAGTACACCTTGAATCTTTCTAATGTTTTCAACCTTGTTCTCTATGATCAAGATTAAAGGATTGTCAAGTTCAGCCGTACCTTTGTCCTTATTTGTGACAAAGTGTTGATTCTTCAAACCAACATCGTATTGTATACCTTCTATATTTTCCACTGTTGTCTCTGGTAATTCATGAGTTTCCATTATAACAACACCAGTCTCATCTACATTCTTAAAGGCTTCACTTATTACTTCTCCTAGTTCTTTATCGTTGTTTGCAGATATAGTAGCAACTTGCTTAATAACATCTCCACGCACATCTGATGAGTTTTTATCTAAATAACTTATAACTTTATCAACACCACTATTTATCCCATCTTTTAATGACCTAGATCCATGTTCATCTAAATACTTATATGCTTCTTCTAATATAGCGTAAGCTAATACAGTTGCGGTTGTTGTTCCATCACCAGCTTCACGTACAGTTTTCCTAGCTGCTTCTTTTAATAGTTTGGATCCCATATTTTCAACTGGATCCAGTAATATCACTGAGTCGGCTACAGTTACACCATCTTTGGTTATAACTGGATTACCGGTGCTATCTTCTAGTATCACACATTTACCGCTAGCACCTAAAGTGGAACTAACAGCTTTTGTGAGTTTTTGTATTCCATTGAATACTTTGTCTTGAGCATCTGAACCGAAGTTCAAATGCTTGACAATCATCTCGTTTTGCATTTAATTAAATTTAATTGATTTACTTATTTAAAAGTCTTTACTACTTTTGGTCCATCTGAGAATTCAACTTTCTTAGCATAATGCTCAACTGATCCATCAATTGCAGCTTCTGCTCCATCCATTGTTTCCCTTCTGGTAACATCGATCCACTTTCCTTCGTTATCGATGTCTTCGTATTCGGTTTGATAGAATCCATTTGGTAATTGCACTATTCTCCAGTTAGCTTTATCTGCTAAGTGTTTCCATAGGTTAATGGTTCTTTCGCTTAATTGTGGTTGACTACTCCACGATTTAGTCTTTAAATAAAACGTCATAGTATTTGGTTTTATGTTTTATTGGTTCACCTTTCGGTTGGTTACCACTACTTGTGGTTTAATATTTTAATTAAGGTAGTTTAAATATTCTGTGTAATGTAAAGTTTGAAGATGTTATATCGGTTCCAGTTTGTCCCCAAACTACTTTTATATCTAAAGTATTTGAAACGGTTGTATCTATTGTCTGTGTGTCCTGGAAGCAATATCCTTGAACTTTCTTATCTGTACTCTTAGTATAAGCAAAGTTGCCATTTGTTGCTACACTGCCAGACGCACCTACGGTTCTTATTGTAAAATCTAGTTCTAACTCCCAACCATTGCTAATTGTTGCAGTTAACGCAAAACTCCCAGTTGTTGCTAATAGAACAGCTCCAGAATACATATTAACCGTTATATCATTAGTTGTCCCGTCCATTATACCACCTATCTTAGCTTTGAAAGAATCACCAACATCAAAGCCATTTGCTGGCACAGTTAACGATCCAACTCCTGATCCAACTATAGATGTTTCAGTGACACCGGTTACTGTAGCACTGTCAGCAGTTTGAGCAAATAAACCTGTGTTTTTATAATCAAATGTAACCCAATCTGTGCTTCTTAAATAACCATCTGTTGTGGAGTTTGCTTGAGCCATTGATATCGCTGGCGTTGTGCCACCTGAAGAAACAACTGGCGCGGTTCCAGTGACAGACGTTACAGTGCTACCACCACCCGCCGCTTGATACGAGGGTGCTACACCAGCTCCGTTAGACGTTAACACATGACCAACTGTAGATCCTGCTGATAGCTTAGATAATGCAGTTGTGCCGCTGGCATAAAGAATATCTCCAACAGTATAACCACCAGCTTGCCCTGTTCCACCATTAGTAGCGCTTAAAGCAGTTCCGCTCCAGTGACTATTGTTTATATTACCCCACGATGGTAAAGTTCCACCGACTAACACCTTATCGGCCGCACCTACACTTAATTTACCTAAACTATTTAAACTATCTGAATACAACAAGTCTCCAGCGGTGTAACCAGTTTGCCCCGTCCCACCGTAAAGTTCTGTTATAGCAGTGCCGTTCCAAGTTCCAGTGGCAATAGTTCCTAGAGTTGTTATAGAAGCTTGACCTACATAACCACTGTCTATGTCTATAACTGGATTTGGTCCACCACTACCTGTAACTGATACTCTATTAGTTGTACCATTTACGGTTAATATAGTGGAGTCTGGAATAGCTTGCCATGTAGCCAGACCAGCGTCATCTGTTGTCAACACGCGGCCACTAACAGCGCCTGTAGGTATTATAACAGTTGAATCTAATTGCACTGTGTCGCTGAATGTGGTTGGTGATCCGACGTTAAAGCTGGTTAAATTAGTTAGTGTTAAAGAATATAAACTTGAACCACTTAATTGCCTGTTAGCTGTAATAGATCCATCAGCTTGATATATACTGCTTCCACCACCACCACCATAAGTTGCGTTTATATATGCTCCATAGGTAGCTGTGGTAACGGTTTTATTATTATTCTCATCACTACCATCAGATACTAGTAACTTCTCTGTACCATCTACAGCGCCTAAATCAGGGTATGTATATATTATTGCCATAGCTTATTTATACTATTGTTATTTTTCATCCCCTACTCTCCAAGAACCTTCTATAGATTTATTATATTCTCTATTGAACATATCAGGGAAATCATTAGAAGACACTTTAAATTTGTTATAAAATTCCTGCTTGTATTGATTTTTTCTGATAACTTCGTCTGATGGAATATAGTGTTCCTTTTTAGTGTTCGCGCTCGAACTACCGCTAGATACTTCAAACTCCTTCAACCTAATGCCTTTTGCAGTTACGCCGCTCATTTTTTTCTTTAAGTCGTCTCCTTCTTGTTTGTATGCCATTGTTTTATAGTTTTAATTGTTTAATTTCTGTCTTTCCTGTTCAATATATCAGAACTAGATTGGAAACCCGTGCTAGTTTGCCCTACACTAGACTCAGTGTCTTTGTGGTACACTACGTTGCTGTGTTTTACAGGTTTTTTGGTGGTTCTTTTAATTTCAGGATTTATAAATTGTGCCGGTTCACCGCTACTCCACCAATCCTTGGCAGTATCTCTTATTTCTGAAAATAAACTCGACCAGCTATCCTCATCCCCACCATCGCCTTTAGACGTTTTATTTTTAAAACCACTGAAACTTGATTTAATGTCTTGACCTTTTTGCTTATAACCCATAATTATTTCTTTTTCTTACCTTCTTTTTTAGTGCCTTTACCATCATTCCCTCTATTTGCCTTAACAGATTTGAATTTCCTTGATTTATGATCGTAATCTTTTCCTTTGAGGAAACTAGCACCATATTTTTTCTTAGCAGCTCTACGTTTTCTTTGATTTTCAGCTTTCTTAGCTCTTCTAGCGGGAGTTTTAGCCGCTGCCAGATCTCTCCTCTTCTTAGCTGCAGCTGCCTTCTTACTTAATTTTTGCTTTCCCATTTCTCTTATAGAATTTCCTTGCTTTCATTACTAAAAACCTACGCGCTACTGCGTTTAATGTTAACTTCGACTTAATTTTATTCCCCATGGGAATACTATTCACATGTAAAAGTAACAATTTACAAATAACTTTCCCCAAAACTGTGACATTAGCCCCTTACTCCCCTATATAATACCCTAATGTCATAGTATACTAGGTATATATAAAATAAATTTATTTATTTTACTTAAGGGTGTGTATAATTAGGTACCCGGGTGTATATTTAGGTACCCGTACCTCCAGGGCCCCCTATTTTTTTTTGAACTTTGTTAGATTTTTAGGGATTTTGTGTATTACTACTATTTTAAAACTTCGGAAGAAAAAGGAAAATGGTTTCATTTTGCCGGGTCCCCCTTTTATATTTACTTTTCCCCCCGCGTTTTGGCGTTTCCGTGAGGGTTTCCCCTGTATTTTACAGCTTTTCACCTGAGGTTTGACAAGCCGACAACGCCGCGCCCGGCGGGCAGGGGGGGGGAGGGGTGGGCTGTGTGTAT